TTGCAAAGGAGCAGGTGTGTGTATCGTTGTCGACACACGAGTTGGTGCCGATGTTTGCACGACAGATGGTGCCGATGTTTGCACAGGAGCAGGTGCCGATGTTTGCACAGGAGCAGGTGCCGATGTTTGCACAGGAGCAGGTGCCGATGTTTGCACGCGAGTTGGTGCCGATGTTTGCACGCGAGTTGGTGCCGATGTTTGCACGCGAGTTGGTGCCGATGTTTGCACGACAGATGGTGCCGATGTTTGCACAGGAGCAGGTGCCGATGTTTGCACGACAGATGGTGCCGATGTTTGCACGACAGATGGTGCCGATGTTTGCACAGGAGCAGGTGCCGATGTTTGCACGCGAGTTGGTGCCGATGTTTGCACGCGAGTTGGTGCCGATGTTTGCACGCGAGTTGGTGCCGATGTTTGCACGCGAGTTGGTGCCGATGTTTGCACACGAGTAGGTGCCGATGTTTGCACAGGAGCAGGTGCCGATGTTTGCACACGAGTTGGTGCCGATGTTTGCACACGAGCTGGTGCCGATGTTTGCACGCGAGTTGGTGCCGATGTTTGCACGGGAGCAGGTGTGTGTATCGTTGTCGACACACGAGCAGGTGCCGATGTTTGCACAGGAGTTGGTGCGTGTATCGTTGTCGACACACGAGTTGGTGTCGATGTTTGCGCCGGAACTGTAGTCAAAACCGTAGGAATAGTTTTAACATTTTCGTTTTTTTTCCTGCAATATACGTTAGTAACTGAATTATCGCTCATCCATAGCCATTCTGCTTGAAGATTTATTTCCCGGCGCTCAGTCTCAAAAATCTGAAAACTATTATTTTGATAATTCTTACCAAATGAAGTAGAGGTCGCCCAGTCACTATCATCGTAGTCAAATGTAAACCAGTCACCAGGAGGAGCTTTACTCTCTGTTTTCGAAAAATCAGCACACTTCCACTCTTGATACTTCGTATAGTCTTTACCGTCATTCATATTCATAATAAATCCATTTAAAAGTCCGGTATACTCATTAGCAATACTGTTACCCCTAAAAGCAATTATTTTCGGACTTTCATCGTATATAAATGGATAAAACCTCTTGGTAGAATTCCAGCCAGTTTCAAGATAATCAAACGATTTTACTTCTGTTTTATCGTGTTCAACGTAGTTACCATCTACGTATAAAGAATAGTCACACTCGCATGCAACATATATTGGATACTGTATACCAGAACTTGGTATCGCTACCAAGTTAACGGGAATTGCATACACTTGTGTACATGCTTGAAATAATCCAATACAAAATAACGTATTTAAAAAACAGGACTGTTTCTGTTTAAGGATCATTTATCATACTTATAGCATATATTTTAATTCTTTTTATATCAATTTAAAAATCATATAAAATCATATATAAATCTAAATGCTCTACTATATACTATAGGAACTACGCGATAAAACGGGTTTATTGCATCTTGCTTGAAAAACCCATAACAAATAGCAAACAACAAACAACAAATAGAAAATAACAAATAGCAAATAACAAATATGTAACAAAATTGATTTATAAATATGAGTCAATATAGTATATAATAACCTCGTGTAAATATTGCATCAAAGTACCTATCAAAGTATCAAATATATGCCTACAGAGATAGTCGACGTCAATACCGAAACCAGCGAAGTATCAAATATACCCGAAAAATACCGCAACCGAACGGTTATAAATTCTAAATATATATTCGAAAAGAAGATCGGGTCGGGAAGTTTTGGAACAGTGTATAGAGGGAAGAATATTATTTCGGGGGATGGCGTTGCGATTAAATTCGAAGCGACCACCGCAAATATTCCTACTCTTTTATGGGAGTCAAAGATAATGAACCATTTAGCAGGAACACCTGGCGTTGTAAAGTTGCGATATTTTGGAACAGAGTCGAACAAAAACATAATTGTAATGGATTTATTTTCACATACCTTGTGCGAAGAAATTACGAAAATTAAGACGGATACTGCAACTACGATTACAGCTACATCTACATCTATGGAACAAAAAAGTGCAGCACGAGAATCATCAAAAGAATCGGCATCATCTCCAACCGAATCAGATTTTGCAGTTGAAATAAAACAAAACGAACAAAACGAACACAAGGAACAAACAGTAAAATATTCATCGAGTAATAATAGCAATGATGAGGCGAATACAGATATACGTGAAGGTACGGTTTCGACGAATTTAATACAACCTAAAAATACGCGTACACCTTCGTCAAAGAAGTCTCTTGAGCTACTGAGTGTACCTGTGCATATAATAGCAGTAACTAAGTATATTATTTCAATGATAGAGATTATTGCGCGTGTTCATGAAGCGGGTATCGTTCATCGGGATATAAAACCTGATAACTTTATGCTGAGTATGGTAGGGGTAGGGAATACCGTCGACACTGCGAATAAAGCAAATAGTATTGAAAAAAAGTTAAACATAATAGACTTTGGTCTTTCGCGGTTTTATATGAAAGGAGATAAACACGTTGATAATGCGGAGGATAGGTCAATCGTGGGAACAATTCGATATATTAGCAAGCATATTCACGAAGGGAATGTGTATTCGAGGCGCGATGATATTATATCGATAATGTATGTGGCGATATATCTCGCGAAAGGGAGTTTACCGTGGATGGGAGTTACAGTGAAAAAAGGAGATACGAAAACAAAGGAAGACGTGGTTTACGATATAAAAACAAAAACTTCTTCAACGGACTTATGTGAAGGCGTTCCATATTTATTTAAAAAGTTATTGGACTACTCGTATAGCCTTGACTTTGAAGATAAACCGGATTACTCATATATGACAAGACAGTGTAAAAACTATTTGAAAACATACGTATAATAACATAACATAACATAACATATAATAAATATAAACAGTCAAAAAACACTTAAAGCCATAATACATATTATAGTATCGACAATCTTACAATGAGTTCTGAAAGTTCTTCTGGTACATCTGCCCCTGTTCGTCTTACTGGGCGTGTGAAGTGGTTTAATAACAAGACAGGTTTTGGGTTTATTTCGGTTGTTGGAGGAAACGACCAGTACAAAGATGCGAGCGAGGTCTTTGTTCACCACTCGGCGGTTACGGTAAGTCAGGAGCAATACCGTTATTTGGTAGAGGGAGAGTATGTGGAGTTTTCGGTAGTTACTACTGAATCCGGAGACCATAAGTTTCAGGCGGGTGATGTTCGTGGCGTAAAAGGAGGCAAGTTGTTTTGCGAGACTCGTCATGAGCATCGTGCGTCTCAGGATGGAGGTGCTGGAGAGGATAAGGGAGAGAGAGGACGTCCTCAAGTGCGTGGACGCGGAGGAGGTGGACGCGGAGGACGCGTTGACGGAGGTGGTCGTGGAGGACGCGTTGATGGAAGCGGAGCTGGTCGTGGAGGACGCGTTGATGGAAGCGGAGCTGGTCGTGGAGGAAGTGAATGGATGCTTGTTCGACGTGACCGCAATGAGCAACGTGACTCGCGAGGCCATGATCGCGGTCGCGGACGAAGCGAGGAGCATGCTCAACGTCCTGCACGCCCCGATAGGTCCTCTTCGCATGCCCAAACTTCTGCTCCTGTTCCCGCCCCTGCGCCTGCCCCATCTGTACCCGCAAAAGAGGAAGCCGGCGGTGTTGGTGATGTCCCGGCGACCCCTCGAGCTGTTCCGAAGAAGACACCTCGTCAAGCTAAACCCTCGGTTTAAATAGTTAATTTCGTCCATGAGTTCAAGTTAATTCATCTGTTAAATCTTTTTATATGTTTAACAAATGAATTTAAAATTTTAATATTTTTATTATTATAATATTTTTATTTTTTCATAGTTAATGAAGTCTTCTAAGTTTTTGTTTTTTTGACAAATATTTACTTCTTTTTACAAGGGAATATTTTTTACCAGGGAATCTTAAAAGTTTGGGTTTTTTTTTACATGTAAACGCGCTATGCTTGATACCTTTGCGACGAAAAACAGTATCATTGCAAATACCGATCGCTCGCGATTCGTCTGCATCAGAGTTACCCGCACTATCTTTAACTTTTTTAATACACTTGCATAATTTTTCCGCAAGGATTTCTTCTGCTTTATTTTTTATTTGTTTGGAAGAGTCTGAAGAAGAAAAAGGTATATTATAATAATTTAATATTTTTTCATAATCATTTTTAGTTAAAATACCCATGATTATATATTTGTATTAAAGTTATATTAAAAGTAGATAATAATTATTTTACAACAAAAAAATATATATTTATATATTTATATTTTATATTCATTTTCATTTTAAATGCCTAAATCAATAAAAAACATTAAAAAGAAAGTGGTTGTTTTTGATTTAGATGAAACACTGGGATATTTTGGACAGTTGGGTAGATTTTGTAATTTATTGGACGAATATTATAAAAATCCAAATAAATCATACAGTATTTTTAATGGACTAATGGATTTATATCCCGAGTTTACTAGACCCAATATTATAGATATTTTAAAACACTTATTGCAAAAAAAGAAGGAAAATAAATGTCAGGCTGTTATGATTTATACAAATAATACAGGAGAACGAAAATGGGCCGAACATATTAAGGGCTATTTCGAACACAAGCTTAACTCGAAAATATTTGAACAAATAATAGCAGCTTTTAAGATAAACGGAAAAATCGTTGAAATAAATAGAACTAGTCATGAAAAAAGCGTAGATGATTTTTTTAGATGTACTAAGTTACCGTCAGATATCGAGATTTGTTTTATAGATGATTTATTTCACCCCAAAATGAAGAATGATAACGTATACTATATTCACGTTAAAGAATACAAGCACCCTTTACCTGCAACTGAGATGTTAAACCGATATTTGAATTCGCCTCTTTCTAGTGACATAAAAAATAAAGATGAGTTTAAGCAGTTTACCATGTTCAACTTAAAATATAATATCGTAGAAAAGGACAAACATGAACACGAAATAGACGTAATTGTTAGCAAGAAAATGTTGGAACACATAAAAGAATTTTTCGACAAAGATGAACCATCGATGAAACTTAAAGTATATAATAAAAACCAGAAATCATTCAAAAAAAATAATAAAACAAGTAACAATAATAAAACGGTTAAAAAAAAATAAATATATTAATTTGACTTGTTCTGTATTGAACTAGTGAAGTGACGGTTTGCAGTTGTTTTCCTCCAAGATGCGCTGGAGTGCTCGTGCATGTTTCTTCGTTTTTTTGTGACTATTCATGTTGAACAACTGAACTTCGCATCCACAGTCGCACATAATCTTCGTCTTTGCCTTTTCAAGAATCTCCTCTCTTCTTTTCTGGTAATAGTCCTTGTTGTAATTTTTTATCTTCACCCCTTGCTGTTTGTTGTAGTTTTTCTGGTATTCCAGTTTGCGTTCCCGATTCCTGTAATAGTATCCGTTTTTTTCCCCGTCAACGTCACCATCACCGTCGCGATCTTTCATATTATTATTATTAATATTAGTATCTATTATATTATTTATATTTTTTGTCTCGATCGTCTCGCACGTTGATGTAGCCAAAAGAGACGAAATTATTGAGACGTCAATGCTAATCTTTTTTACACACCGACATCCACAACCTGATCCTGAACCACCCTTTCTTTCTTTCGACAAGGGTGAAGAAGCCGGGCAGGTATCGAGGTGTGACGCCATTTTATATTGTTTTGTTTTTCGCATACTCATACATATATCGCGTTTTTTCGTTTCAATTTTTTGTACCCTCTAAATAGTAGTGAATAAAAAATGTAACCGAATGCGTATTTTCAACCTACGCACTAAAGTTTGGTATACGACCGGCAACAAAATTTGTCTAGCTTGCCTAAAAATATGGCGCCACTTTCGGAGTGTCTTTTCATCACCTCGGGTGTTAATGTAACATCGGTAACTAGGACCTTTTTGTTTCCCTGCAACCAGTAAGTGTAAGGAGGACTTTTTATAGTCATTGTTTTCGAACCATCGCGTCGTAACTTGCACTCAACCGGTTTAACAGTTCGCAACATCTGGACATCTTCAGAAAACCATCCGTAATATTCAATGTCGGGTTCTTTAACAGTAAAACTGTCAGCAATTTGCCTCTGTGTTTCAAGTACCCTTTCAAGCATGGTACGAGCGTCTTCATTTCCACTGCTTGCACGACTTGAAACACTTGTCATTTTTGAAGTATTTGAAATATTTTGTTTTTCTCTTATGTATTCGTTAGAAGTAATTAATTACTTTCAATTTTTTTGAAAATAATTAATATTACAAACGCAAACGCAAACGCAAACATTAGCGCCGGTAACGCCTTCTCGTATTTTTACGCATTGACATCTTTCGATGTGACCGAGACCTAGAACGAGACTTTCTGTTTGTACGCATACGTCTTCTTTTAGTACCACCTCCAGACTGAGAAAATTCAAATCCCTTCTTTTTACCCATACCCATACCCATACCAGCGAGATTCTTTTTTTGGGCGTTGTTATTCTTATAATCTGTTAATATAACAAGCGTATCGTTACTTTTGCCTTTACTTTTTTTGACGAGTAACCATTTCTTTAAATCTTCATAACTTCGGTCTCCTTTATAAGATTCAGGAGTTGTAAGTTTATTTGGATGAAAGTACAATATTGTAGGGAAACCAGAAACAGAAGGACTTATTCCATGCTTCTTAAACATATCCATACTACCACTTTCGATGGCTCCTAAAATAATTTCATTCTTATGTTTATCTTTAAGTTCGTTTATTAACTTGTTCCACGCGGGTTTCATAGTTTCACAATGTCCGCACCCATTCATATAAAACAATACAATACCGTGCTTTTTTTTCAACTCCATAATTTCACTTTCAGTTAATATTTTAGGTTCATCAGAATTTAAAAACATTTATTCGTATTTATATATTTAATCAATATTATTTATTATAACATATGTTACATTATTTTTTTATAATAAAATAATATATAAAAGATGTTAAAAAATTTATCAATAATTTTTTTATTTATAATCGTTACATATTTTGTGTTGAACTATACAACGGCGGACTTTAAAGAAGCACTAACAATGCCTGGCCTTGATACGAAATGTCCAAATGTGTTAATACAAAAAGGAGCACTGCTTTATTTGTATAACTCGAAAAAAAAAGAAGTCCCAGGTGTTAATCCGGTTATATTTAACAATTTAGAAGAATACGTAGAATTTGTAGAATTTCAGCGCGCAACCGGAACTATATGCCCCGTATTATATTTACAACATTCAGATGAAGCCAACGGTACACAGTCATATAAAATCCGCCCTAGTCCTACAAATTTACTAGGCGGGTTAAGCGGTGTCCCAGCATCTGGATTTCCTTCTTCGCCTCCTCCGCGAAAACAGGTTACAAAGTTACTCGATGCGTCCCATGATGATCCACCTTATAACACAAACTCATATGCTGGATACGATGACTCCAATACTCAACAAGGAGATTTTACTCCCGACATGATGCTTGACTATATTGCCGAATCTAGTGGCCTTAGTCCTAACCCCATGGACCCAAATTGGGGTGGCTCCGATTTCACACAAACACTTGTAGACAAAGGTTACTATAAAGGGGATGAAGTAGTATATCGCGAATGAACTATTATAGTAAAGCTTATGTATTTTCTATTTACTTGAGCATAAAAATTTTTTAATATTATCTACACAATTTTTATTTATTTTCCGCATACTACCTACCTCCGTTTTTATCATAAATGTGTTTAAACAGGTCGGGTCTTTTTCTAGTTGATATAAGAGATTTTGTATTGTCTTATATTCACTCATAATTTGCGTAGCCGTTTTAGAATTTATACCCGGAATACACGATAACATGATTATATTTATATTTTCCGGAGTTATATATTCATTTTTTTCTTTATGACCTTTAACGACACCGCAGTACTTTTCACTTTCTTCCGCTTCTGTAACTTCTTTCACTTCTTTCACTTCTTGTATAACCGAATTTGTAGACACCACACCATTATCGCCGATCGAAGTAGTAAGCTCATAGTACGGTTTCCTATTTTTTTCGTTTGTAATCGTTTTATCATACTTGTCGGCAAAAAAAATAATTGTGTCCGCGGTTTCGCAAATTGTATTTGTTCTTACCACTGAGAATCCTTTGTAGTACAAAAGCGAAAACACACAACTCATAAGTGTTTTTTTCGAAATATGTGTCCTTTTTTCATTATATCGTTCAATATCTCCCTCAATGATATATATAATATTATGATTATGTACCGGTTCCTTATCTAAACGAAAGGACTGTTCGTTATATCTACCGTCCTTGATACTTGCAGCCAGATCATTTAACGTTTTTCTTTCAAAGATAAGAATGGATTTCCCGGACTCATCCTCAAAAACTACATCGCCAATATGCAGTTGTTCTATTTTCATTTTATTGAATTTCGCATTTTCTCTCGCATCTATTACTTCTCTAGGTATTATGACGTTGCTAACATCAACATCCTGAAACATATGAAGGGGAATCAAGCATCCGTTCTTACTTTTATTTGAAGTTTCGCGAGAGGAAGATGCTACACTTACATCCGACATATGTGCATCTATTCTTCGTTCAATCAATGGTATCAAGTCTGTTTCGCGATTATCTACTTTTATTACTATACCTCTTGTCGACATATGGTTACACTATTTTCTTGCGTATATATATTATCTTGCATATTTTTTATATCGTTTAATGATATATAATAACTATATGTTATATGGAGGTATATGATGTGACATATACATTACATATAGTTATTATCGTATAGTATTCATAATGAAGATATGAATTACATCATGGGACCACCATGACGAGGAGCGTTATAGTATTGTCTAAACTTAAACAAATAGTTTGCATTTGCAGCAGGAACAGCAATTTGCGATCTTTGAGCAAAAGATACCATAAACCCGGTTGCGCTGGGCTGCGCTCCACCCTTTTTCATTCCACCACCGTTGTTAGTATTGGTATACATTCCGTCGGTTGAACCAGGGCCGCTAAACATTACACGACGAGCCGTAGCCGACCGCCCATTTCTACTTCTTTGTCCGTTTCTTTCAGGCATTTATTTTAGTTCTATATAATCTTATAATATTAAATTTAAAATATTATAATATAAAAAAACATGTTTAAATATCAAAGATAATAGTGCTTTATTAAACATGATAACCATTACCAAACAAGCGTTTGATACCAGGTAAGTTTTGCATTCTTCCTATACCACCTGATCCCTTGTTGTAGGTGAGCAAACCCTTGGCCTTCAAGTACGCAAGCCCTTCTTTGCAACCAGTGGGGATACAATAGTTACAGTAACTAGTCTCTCTCTGGTAGACTTTTACGAGGCTTGAAGGAACGCCTATAGTTGGAGGCATTCCAGCCATGCTTCCAAAAATACATCCTTTATTGGTAAGAGACTCAGAAGACCTGGCTCTCTTACCACCGACAACATTCATTCCAACCATTTTGTTTTATATATATATATATATGCTAAATATAAAAATTATACCAAATATACATTTTATATATTATTATTTTGTTTACAAAGTAAAATAAATTGAAATCATTTAAAGATAAAAATATAATTAATAGTAAGGTCTATCAAAAAACACAAGATTCACAACTTCTAAATATCAATGACGACACGCTCAAAAAAAGAAACTGAGTCAAATTCTCCTGTTTCTTCTCCTTCTCTTTCTCCTTCTCCTAAATTAAACACCAGTGTTGTATCTGACCAGGCGCAAACACAAACACAAAATCAAGGAAAAAATATATTAAACGACATGGACATTATTCAGTGTGATGACGGTTACATATTTAACCCATACAATCAAGAAAATAGAGAGATTACATTGAGCGAAGTTCAATCTATTCTTTCTTCATATGGTATTCCGACACAGTTAAATAACTTCGAACTATATCGTCGCGCATTTATTCATGCTTCATATACAAAACGGCCGCAGCTAGAAAATGCTAGAGAAAATATCAAGATTATGCCTCAACCCGCAAACTGTATGGCTCTTAGAACCAAGTCAAATGAACGTCTCGAATTTATCGGAGATGGAGTTCTCGAATGTGTTACAAAATATTACCTATATCGCAGGTTTCCTAAAGAAAACGAAGGATTCATGACAGAAAAAAAAATAGCAATTGTAAAAAATGAATCGATTGGGAAACTTGCATACGATATGGGACTGCATAAATGGTTTATTATTTCCAAACACGCAGAAGAAAAACACACACGCACTAATCTTAAAAAACTAGGGTGTCTTTTCGAAGCATTTATAGGTGCATTATTTCTCGACTTTAATAAAATTACGGTTCATGATGATGGGAAATGGTTTGAAAATATATTTATTACGGGCCCGGGTTTTCAGATGGCGCAAAAATTCATAGAAGCAGTATTTGAAAGACACATTGACTGGATATCGCTTATTAAGAATGACGACAATTATAAAAATATTCTGCAAGTAAAAATACAGAAAGAATTTAAAACTACTCCCGATTATTTAGAAATACAGCATGATATTGATATAGGGTATACTATGGGTGTTTATTTATGTCTTGGAAAAGAAATATATCAAGTCGACTATAGAAAGGCGATTAGCTATGGCGAACTAAAATCATTTACAAAAATTCGCGAAATATATGAAGAGAAGGGGCATGTTTTAGTTCATTTTGCTTCTGGTACACACAAGATTAAAAAAAAAGCGGAACAAATGGCTTGCGAATTTGCCCTCCAAAACATTTAATGTTTACGATGTTAACAATAATAAAGTTATTTTTATATTTTTATTATTGTTGTATATAATAAATATTTGTATAAATATATTATAATGGCGGACCAAGAATACGAAAACCTAACGTCACAGATAAAAGATTTAAAACAAAGATTATCTTCCGCCGCCGATGATCCACAAGAAGCAAGAGAAATAGCAGATACGTTGCAAAGACTACAACGAAAAGCAAGTTCTTATGCTGCATCTTCAAGTGTACTAGCAGCTTCATCTGCACCCGTGTCGCCATCTCAAGCAGTTGTGAATGACCCATATATGCAAGAAGAAGAAGAAGGCGCTAATGATGAAGCCGTAAATGTCGCCGAATCAGCCGCAACTGCTGCCTCCGAAAAGGCAAAGTCGGAGAGAGACGAACTGTCTGATCGAGCCAGAGAACATTTACTACAAGTATCACAGGCCCCCGAAGTAGGACCTAGTATTCTTCCTAGTGGAAAACCGGGCGTAGACTATGCACAACAGATGATGATACGCCAGCTTCAGACAACCCTAGCGCCGGCATTTATTTTAGACAGGTTAGAAAAAAAACCTACTCCTGTTTCACAGTCTAAGCCAGAAGATTCTGAAAAAACTGAAAAAAACGAAAAACCTCAAAAACCTAAACCACAAGCGCGACAAAAAATAAAAGTTACATTTCGTAAAAAAGGTGATGGGGAAGGTGAAGGTGTAGCCGGTCTAGTAGAAGAAAGCGCAAGCGCAACTGTTCAAGGTGTTGTTACTGTTATAGACAAGCGCGCCGAAGATACAATAAATCGTGATGACATTTTAGAAAGACTACGCGCTACTTTACATGTTCATATTTCGAAGGCTAGCGACTTTCCTAAAACGCAAATGAAAGCACAAGCACAAGCACAAGCACAAGCAGGACCATCAAGTACGAAACATTCATTTATTCGTGACTCTGCAGCAGTCGAAGCAGACACCTCTTTACTTACTCGCCAAATTGTTATTATACGAAAATTGCCGTCTCGTATATTCCTCGTTGAAGATGTTTCTCTTATTATGGGAGCCTCAGAACCACCATCAAAATTAACCGATGATAAGGGTACTGGTAAAGGAGCTGTCGCTGTCGCTTCATCAAAACGCTTAACTGAAAAACCGGTATGGGGTTTAATATCCGAAGAAATACAGCAAATGGAAATAAAGGGTGATTTAGTTGCAAACCGATTGCCTAGACGGCTGCTTCCTAGTGTATCTGCATCTCATTACTATATGAATAATCGCCAAAAATTCGTTAACTTTATTAATGAACTTTTTTTGACATACCACGACGAAATTACTAGTCAAAAGGAACAAATTTCGTGCGACCCTGCCGCAAATGCCGAGTTTTCTCTTTTAACGCATCAAAAAATAGTTCGCGATTATTTGAATGTATACACACCATATCGCGGGCTACTGTTGTACCACGGGTTGGGAAGTGGTAAAACGTGTTCTTCTATCGCAATTGCTGAAGGGCTGAAAACATATAAAAATGTTATCGTAATGACACCAGCATCGCTACGAAGAAACTATGTCGAAGAAATGAAAAAATGCGGTGATGAAATTTATAAAAAGAATCAATTCTGGGAATTTATACCTGTTTTGAACAAGGCCGACCCGATGGTACAAACGTTGGCCGCTATTTTACAGCTAAAAGACAAATTCATAGTCGAAATGAAAGGCGCGTGGCTAGTAAATGTTAAAAAGCCATCGAACTATGTTTCATTATCTTCTGCGGAGAAAGAGAGCCTTGATCGCCAAATAGAGCAAATGATAGATGCAAAATATACATTTATTAACTATAATGGTATGCGAATGAGTCACTTGAAGTCGCTGTCTTCCGACTTTACACAGAACCCCTTTTCAAATCACGTAATTATTATTGACGAAGCGCATAACTTTATTAGTCGAATTGTAAATAAATTAAGACGACCAAATACACTTTCCATGAAACTATACGATATGTTAATGACGGCCGAAAATGTAAAAATAATTCTCTTGACTGGAACGCCTGTTATTAACTATCCCAACGAAATTGCGATTATTTTTAACATACTGCGCGGTTATATTAAAACATGGAAATTCCCTCTTCAGATTGGAACACAAGCAAAAGTCGACAAGAAACTACTTACTCGGATGTTTGAAGGTTTAAATACACTCGACTATATGGACTATAATGATAGTTCGCACATACTGACGGTTACGCGAAATCCGTTTGGGTTTTACAACGTAGACGATAAGGGGCAATATAATGGAGTATTGCGAGTATCACCGGATGGCGAAACCCCTAACTTATCTGATACCGAATTTGAGAAAATCGTTCTCTCTACATTAAAAACACGCGACATTACTGTAACACCGGGAAGTATTACTGTAGAAACATTTAAAGCGTTACCGGACTCATTAGATGCTTTTCGTTCTTATTTTATTAACTCGGAAACAGGACAAGTAAAAAATATAAATATGTTTCAGCGCCGTATAATTGGACTGACGTCATATTTTCGCAGCGCACAAGAACAGTTGATGCCGAAGTATGATAAAGATATGGACTTTCGTGTAATAGAGGTACCTATGAGCGACCACCAATTTGCGGCATACGAAAAGGCGCGTAGTGCTGAGCGCAAACTAGAAAAGAAATCAAAATCTAAGAAAAAACCTGGCGCAAAAACTTCTGGAGCGGGTGCTGGAGGTGAAGGGAAGGGTGACGACATATATGAAGATGCTGTATCCACGTACCGTATTTTTTCGCGATTGTTTTGTAACTTTGTATTTCCAACCGAAATAGGAAGACCTCTCCCCAAGGAGGACGCGGATGTTGAAGGGGCGATTCGCGAAGGTGCAAATGAAGAAGATGTGGACGCAATAAAGGCCACAGAAAGGTTAGATAATCCGAATGGAGAACACACGACGGATGAAGTAGAAGAATTATCGGCAGAGATATCCGGAAAAGTTGATACCACGTATGATAGAAGAATTGCTGCTGCTTTGACGCGTCTTAAGAGTGGTATGATGAAGTTTCTCACAAAACCGCCACAAGGGGAGTTGCAAATATACAGCCCCAAGTTTTTAGCAATGTTGGAAAATATACAAGACCCGCATCATCAGGGGTTGAATTTAATCTATAGTCAGTTTCGTACCCTAGAAGGTATAGGAATTTTTTCACTCGTTCTTGAAGCAAACGGTTTTGCGCGTTTTAAAATACGCAAAAATGATTCCGGAAATTGGATTTGTGATATAAGCGATGAGGACCAAGGCAAGCCTATGTTTGCATTGTATACAGGCACAGAGGCGGATGAGGAGCGTGAGATTTTAAGAAATGTTTTTAATAGTACATGGGACTATATTCCTGTTTCAATCAGAGAACAACTGACGCCGAAGTCGACAAATAACTTTATGGGACAAATCATAAAAGTTCTTATGATCACCGCTTCCGGCGCTGAAGGTATTAGTTTACGCAATGTTCGCTATGTACATATTATGGAGCCATACTGGCATCCCGTGAGAATAGAACAGGTAATTGGGAGGGCTAGGCGTATTTGCAGCCACAATGACTTGAAAGATGAAAAATTGCGAACAGTACACGTTATGTTGTATGTGATGAGTTTTACGCCGCAACAAATGATAGACGACTCGTCGCTTGAACTCAGGTTAAATGATGTCAGTAAACGCGACGCAAAAAAACCGCTCACAACTGATCAGTCGCTATTCGAAATATCTACTATAAAAGAGGAAATCAACCGTCAGTTACTCATGGCTGTTAAGGAAGCATCTATTGACTGCTCAATTCACCGAAATGTCGCATCAAAGGAAAAACTAAAATGTTTCACGTTTGGTGTAGTAAACTCAAACAAGTTTGCTTATGCGCCATCCATAGATACCGAAGAATCTGATGCATCTATGGCCCAAAATACGAAAGAAGTAGAGCTGAAATTAGTAAAGATTACATTAACCGTAAGTGGTGTTAAATCGGATTATGCTTTTGATAAGAAAACAAACACTGTATATGACTATAATAGTTATCTTGCTGTGAAAGATATGGGAGGCGAACCTTTAATGGTCGGTAAAATAGTAGAGAAAGATGGTAGTAAGTCATTTGTTAAAATGAGCGCATCGACTGCGGGGCCGTCGGCGAGTGGCGCGAAGCCTAAAAAGAGTGAAGGAGGTGTTGCTGCTTCTAGCAAATCTAAAGATGCATAAACATATAAACATATAAACACATAAACTATGAGGCGTTACAGATGCGTGAGATTAATCGAAAATCGTTTTTATAATATTTATTCAAAACTGTTAAATATTATAAATATACAAACATCATATAAGAATTCTGTTATTTATGTCGTTCCACCCTTTCAAGTAACTCTAAAATTTTATCTTGGGTCTGTTTCACTGTTTCTAGGTATGTTTGCATTTTATTTATCTTTTCATCTAATTTATCATATTCTCTCGAGTCTCTTACGTCTCTAGGTTTTTCATCTACAAAAAGTTGGATAGTATCATCGCCGGACGCGCCGTCTTCTTCGTATTCCGTCATAAAATCATCCAATGGTATAGTATCAACATTTGATATACTGCGATTCATCGTGTTTGTTCTTTTTAACTTGGAAAGGAATGATAACTGCTGATTATCGTGCATTGTATCGCGTAGCGTGTCGTCCCGAGCAAACGTTTCCACACCGGTTAATCCTTCTTTATCGTACAATATTTCCTCGTTATTTCCTTCGTTAAAAGATACGTTTTTTTTATTTATAATGGAATTTTGATCGGTAGGGCGTTTTATTTCATGAGAGCGTTTTACCGCGATAGAAGCATTAAGAGCGCTAGTTACGGGGTCACTTGAACCAGATATCCATTCTTCTGCATGTTTTGAATCATCTTTATTTATATTCGTAGATAGTTGCTCTAACTCTCGTTGTCGCGACGATAACGCTTGTGCTATTAGTTTATCCATTTCATCGCTAGCGAGTTTATTATCATTTAGTTTTGTATCAGAAAAATCAATGCTTGTTGGTTTTTTATTATGCAACATACTATCCATTTCTTCTTGTTTCTCTTTTAATCGACTTTCTAACTCTGTCATGCGATGATTCTGTAAATCATCGGCTCTATATATCTCTTCTAGTTTTGGTTTCTTACCATTTCCCCTCGAGTCGATATTTTTAGATGCCTCAGGTGTTATACCAAATCTAGGAGGAATCGGTAATGTAGCAGTGGGCGTCTGTAATACTTTATGCGGTTGCTGCGGGACTTTTTTAAATTTCGCCAACTCATTCATCATTGTTTTAATTACCGCCTTGTTACTATTAACTATCATTTCTGATGCCTTTTTATCATAGTCATCATCTCCTTCATCGTTTTTATCGAAAAAAATATCAAACTCGGGTTTCATAGATAAAATAGACATCTCAAAAATTCGTTTTATATTTTCAAAATAATTATTCGGAATGTCATTAAAAATACCCCCTTCTTGTAAAAGACCCCATATAATGCTTTTGTTTTCGTTTTTTGTAAAATCTATAAATGACATTTAAAAGTTAATATAATTATTATATTTATAACTATACTATATATAAATTATTTAATATATTTTTTACACAATAATATCTAATGCATGTGCGTTTTATTGTTTGTTAAACTAACATAAATATATAATCTCATACATATATACCAGATACAACATACCACATACCGTATACGTAACCGATAATATACCTTACGTGCCCTCATCACCATGTTGAACATAGGGTACATCATTCCAACAATAATGTCATGTCATCTTTTATTATTAGAGTTAGTAAAATACAAGAAAGAAGAAGTAAGTATAAATATCATACATTTTATTCATGCGTTAATTTTCATATTGTGTCATAATTATAACAGCAACATGGTTTATATCACGCACGTAAGTATAGGGTTTTATACATATGATTTAATTTACTTGTGTACGACGATTATAAAAGATAAAAGTAAAGCTAGACAAAATGTCGGATATATTCTTCATCATGTAATAACAGTAAATATACTATGTTATTCATTATATAGTTTATATTCTGTATCAATATTACACGCGTTCTATACTTTAGAAATGTCGAATTTAATGTTATATATTTCTTACCATATACATAAAGAACATAAAAACTATAAATTAATATATGCTACCGATTTTATTCAACTTATATGGTATTCGTATCATAGAATTATTAAAATATTACTATTTTTTTTTAAAATTAAAAATGAAATATTAGATACTCATGTAAGTATTCCTATAATGGTTTTTATAATATATTTAATGGGTATGTCATGGAGTTATAACTTAGTAATAAAGAACATTAAAAACTTCAAGTCATATAAAACATTGAAATAAATAAATATAAGTAATAATATAAAAATATAAAAATATGTTTAAAAATATGTTTAAAATATCTTTACATAATATTATAGTGTTAAATAGCAATATAATGTTACATACCACATATAAGCCCCAGCCATGGCTGGTCGCTAATTTTAAGTTACTCTTTTTCGATATTTTTTATAAAAATAATAAAATATATTTGATAATGCCGATATACAATGTACCTGCATCTCAACAGCACATAACATTAACAGTGAATAATAAAATATTAAATCTAACAGAAAGTTATGTAAAAGATTCAAATGAGCCTATTTTAGTATATGTTTACGAATATATAACTCCACCAAATACAGTAATAAAAGTCAATATTAAACTTATTAATAATATGATAAATTCATATAATATTCAACACATCTACACACTTCCTGATCAAAGATTAAATAAAAATAGTAATAACTTTTTAGCGTTAACAACATTATTTAAATACGACTACTATTTATTTCCACTATTTTACAATTACTATAAAGAACAAGGGGTTGACCATTTTTACATGTATTATAACAGGACTATTACGCCCGGAATAAACAAAATATTTGATAAGCCCGATGTTACGTTGGTTGAGTGGAATTTTCATTATTGGAATCAGCGTGGTGTAAAATACCCTCATCATGCACAAATGGGACAGATGCATCACGCTCTATACAAATACGGCAAAGATATATATGACTATATGATTTTTTGCGACTTGGATGAGTATTTGCATATTCCTAAAAATAAACTCATTGACTCTACGGTACCTAATAACGAAGTGCATACTGACAATACTATTAGACAGTTTATTACAAATAACCCCGATACTGATATATTTGGTTTTTGTAATTATTGGGCAAATACTCTTGATGATAATCTTCCAAGTACGCCATATTTGCCGAAGAAGTTCTTAGCTGTATCTGAACCATGTGAATATAAAGAAAGAAGTAAAAATATTTATAAAGTATCATTTATAAATACAATTGGGATACATCAAGTAGGGGATGAACTTTATAATTCGCCGAATGCATTAAGCGCGTTAAAAAGTATAACAGATTTAAGTATGTATCATTTTTATAATTGGTCATCTAAAAAACGAGTAATCGAAAATTGTAAGAATATAGTAGAGTTACCGTAAAGTAATAAAGTAATACTACTCTACAAGTCTACAACTCTACAAGTCTACAACTCTACATTAAAATAATGGTTACGAAATTTCTGCATTTCTTCGTCGGGAAAATTATCAGTCATAAAGTCTTCTGGTTTTTTAGTTTCTTTAAGCAAATTAATAATCATAAAAAGAGAGTATACCCCACACTCAGTGGGTTTTTTCTGGTGATTTTTTTTATTTTCTATATAGCGAAAGTCTATTCCGGCAACTTTACCTTGTTCTATAATTTTTTTAATTAATTTTTTCACTTCTTTTGGTGGAGGGTTACCTGTGCTATCAAAAAAGAATATATATTTCTGTTTTATATTTACAAACATAGATATCCAATGTGAACCAGACAAATAATGAGGATCAGTATTAAAAACAAGTCCGATTTTATTTCTACCATTTCTTATCGAAATATTTAAATCAAAGTGACACAATTCTTCCCATACACATTCGCCGTACATTTTGGGAGAGTCAAAGTCTATAGGCGCAGCCCCTATAAAATCAAAATATGGATACTCCTTCTCATATTGCTTCATAACATTTTCAATGTCAATACTATTTAACCATTCGTTGGGGTTTTTCTTCCAGTCATCGGGGCTTTTCGGCGCAAATGTGTAGTTTAACATTTCTTTGTCTACACCGGATGAAGCAAAATTTTGTTTTAACCAACATGATTCTTTATTGCATACATTTTTTAAATGCTGTTTTAAAGAGTCCCAAATCTCACGCGGGTCATTCGTAGTTATCATAACATCAGGATGACGAGCATTCCATAACTCTTTAAGCTTTATCAATGACTCATTGCTATAACACGTAAAATCATTTTCTTGTAGTTTTGGGCTACATTTTAATTTTATAAATCCATCGGGGTGTTTTTCTGGGCGAATATCTATATTTTCTATTTTTTTATTTAGATTTCCTCTATTTCCCCTATCTCCCCTATCTCCCCTATCTCCCTTATTTATTTTTATTTTATTTCCAACTTGTCTGTTTTTATTTTTTAATGTTTTTGAAACATATGTTCTTTTCGATGTTACACGTCTTCTTCCTCTAAATTCTGATTTAAATTTCATATTTTTATCTACAAATTTTAGAATATTCTCTATTTTTTTTGTTTTCATTTTGTATTTTATATAATCACGTACTTGTGTAATTACGTATATATTATTTGAGTATAATTATAAAAATATATTGTAAAATAATAATTATTAATTATTAAATAAAATTAAATTACACTATTCTCACATTTAGTTACTTTAACTTCTATAACATCATTTGTATTCGTTAATTTTACACTATTATGCAGAGCACCCTTTGTAAAACCCTTTTTAATATCTTTCTTTTTATATTTCGGATCCTTCAAATTAAACTCTTTTGTTTTTGGTAATAGCATTTCGTCTTGTGGGGGCGAAGTTTTGGTAACAAAATTATCCATAGTTATCACTTTTTTATCTACTTGTTTCATAAACAACTTATTTGCATTATTCATTGACCAGTCATCTACGCCCGATTCACCATTCGTTGTTGTTTCTACTAAAACCATATCCTTATAGTCGCCTTGTATATTATCCATGGTATCCTTAAATTTAAAGTGCGATATACATAAACGCGAAAATGCGTTAAATGAACTTATTATAATATCATTTATTGGAGCATCGTTATTGTTATTAATATTATTATTTAAAATATCTTTCACCATAGCTATAATACGTTTTCTATAAAATCTTTTTTCACTTTTAAGTACAGTATCATGTTCCAAATTATTTTTTTTTAAATATTTATTATATGTATCAGCATTCGCCATAATTTCAAGAGTAATATAGTTAATATTGTCTATTTTATTCATATCGTTATTAACACTAGAGGTAACGCCGATACCCGATTTATCATTATTTTCCATTTAAGATGAATGCATATAAAATAATATTATTTTAAACACGAATGGTGTTATAAATAATATGTATCAAAAATAAATATACTTATTAATGAGAATAGAAAAGTTTCTCTTCTTCGGGTACAATATCTTTGTTCTCATTTCTAGTATTATTGTTAAAAAAACTATTCCCTAAATTATTAGGATTCGGGTTACAATGGTCAAAAATTTCCTTTTTAAATAAACCAGGATAAGGTTGTTTTATGGGATTAGGGGGAACATACACATTATAAAGGTCGCTACTAGAAGAAGGAACATACTCGGACTGTTCGCAATCCTGTAGTGCAAAAAACTGACTACGAAGCGTAGACTCAACATTTATGTTGTTAACAAAGCCGGACCAAGGAGCCATATTATTTCCAGGGTTAAAGGTGGTATGAGGGCTATATACGGGATAGTTATTGAGAGGTACGGCGGTCGGCTTACTTTGGTCTAAGATAGGCATATAACCGTATTTTGTGGAGACGGGTACCTGGTAGTAAAAAGGCTGCAAGGGTGCAGATGGAATATTTCTTGATGATATTCTATCATTTATTTCATTTTGTCTTTCATACTGACATAAATATAACTTATTTGGAACACCATACATTTTGGGTTTATCATATACGTGGGAAACAGAATCCATGCGAATATACTATATATTTACTAATATTACTATATTACTATATTATATTTTGTTATAATATTTTAAAAAAACGGGTTAAAGACAATAAATAATAATATATACACGTATACCTACTCAATATCTACTATTTAACGCGGGATGTGTGGTATATTTTTTGTTCAAAATTTTTTAAATACAGATACCCTGAAAGTATATAAAAAAACTCTACTAGAAAATCTAAAGTCATATCAAAACGATTTCTATAAACTGTCGCATCGCGGCCCAGACAATAGTATTTTTCTAAATGATACACAATTTTCAAAAAACTACGCGTGTTTTTGGGGCTTCCATCGTCTTGCTATAAACGGGCAAACGCCTGAAAGCAACCAACCTTTTTTCCTTAAAAACTGTCGTCTTATTTGTAATGGCGAAATCTATAATTTTCGCGAACTTATAAAGGAATTTGGTCTCGAAGAAGAATACAAAAGTCAATCCGATTGTGAGATTATTATTCATCTTTATAAAAAAATTGGTATTCGCGACATGCTTCGTCGACTAGATGGAGTATTCGCGTTTGTTTTGCATGACTACGAAACGGAAACTACATATGTTGCGCGAGATCCTGTCGGCGTACGTTCGCTTTTTATTTCAGGATATGACTATACATACAGTAACGTCATGGTTGTTTCGAGTGAACTAAAAGCAATAAATGAATGTTTTAGACCAAATGCTAAACAGTTTCCACCCGGTTGTTATGCTACATATTCTAAAGACGTGAACGGGTTTGACAAGGCGAATACTCCTTTTTTTAATTATTATAGTTACTATGAAAATGTGTATATTTCACAAAACAGCGCGACAGGTGCAACAGGAGATGTGGAAAGAAATTACAACTACCCTACGGTGGAGGATACCGAAGAAAACATTTGTGCGAATATCGCAACCTTGTTCGAAGAAGCGGTTGTAAAGCGTCTTATGAGCGATCGCAAAGTGGGCGCGCTTCTTTCGGGAGGGCTGGATAGTTCATCCGTTGTAGCAATCATGTGTCGCCATATGCCCGCGAAAGATTTGAATACGTATAGTATTGGATTGAAGGGGT